CAGCAGGTTGCCGGAGACGATATACCGTTCCTCGCGGCCTTCCTTGTTTGCCGCCTCGAACGCCGACGCCATTTCCGCGTGAGGCGTCGTGTCCTTGGCGATCAACGCGTCCGCCGCGCCCTCCGTGTCGAGACGCGAAAGCGGTATTCTGAGCGAACGCTGGCCGCTCGGGAGGGCCAAATCGACGTCCCACGTCGACAGAGCGAGCGGATTGGCTCCTTCCTTCGACTGCTTGAACCCGGTGACGATGGCCGGCATTTCCTGATCGCCGAGAGTGATCTTCACCGTCGCGCCTGGATGCGCGACCTCGGCGATGCGCTTAAACTTGGAATAATTCGCGGACGATCTTTCCTTGGCTTTTTCCTTCGCCTCGGGCTCCTTCAGCGTCGAGAGTTCGGTCGCCAGACGGTCGGCTCCCGCCTTGCGCGTCGTCTCGATCAGCCGTGCCTGCCGTTCGCGACCCGCCGCCTCCAGCTTCGGCATGACTTCGTGGAATTCACCCTCTGGAACGCCATGCATTTGCAGCGCGTCCGCTACCTGGCTCGCGACCTCTCGCGGCTCGTAGGCGCGGCCCTGCGACTTGATGGAGACTTTGTCGAGGTTGACCGCGCCCTCGAACGGGGATGGGCCGGTCTCCTCCTTCAGCTTTTGCGTTCCAAGGATGCGCGCCTGGAGGTCGAGCGACTTCGCCTCGAGATCGTTCGTCCCCGCCGCGTCCAGCGTTTCGATCAACGCCTTGTAATTCGTGGTGACCTCGTCGAGCAGCTCCTGCTGCTCCTTGGGCTCCAAGAGCGTGAGCCGGCCTGTGACCTTCGCCGCCGCGTTCTTCTTCGCGGCGGTCCCTTCTTCGTTCATGATATCTGGCGATCCCAACTTCTCGAACGTCTCCGGGTCCTCGTTCATCACATGAGCGACAACGGCGTCGCCATATTTATTCAGGAAATCAACCGCTTCTGCCGTAAACCGCGATTTCGCCGCGCCCGTGGTGTTGGCGTTGAGCGACGCCATCTTGCGCATCAGAACGGCGGTCGGGCGGACCTCGGCGGGAATGTCGGCCGAAAGATGCGTGTAGGCCGGAGGGATGACTTGTCCGGTGCGATGCACGCGTCCAAGCATCTGCATGTGGGTATCGATGTTCGGATCAGCCTCGGCGATGATCATGTTGCGACGGCGCTGATCCGCGAATTTCGACGACGAGTGCAGCGAAATCCCGGTCGAGCCCGACTTGTTGAGAATGATGGCGTCGAGCTTCCCCGCGTTGAAATCCCTGACGCTGGTCTTCTTGCCGGTGACATCCATTTCCGAGGCCGGACGCTTGACAATCAGCGGCGCGTTACCGGAATAGTCCAGCATTTCGTCGCGGCCCGTGACCTCGCGCACGGAATAGCCGGCCTTCTCGATCTGGTGGCGGATGGCGTCGATCGGCGAGACAGGCAACGATCCGACGGCCATTTCCCTGAGCGACTTCTGCGCCGCCTCGTAGCCCGCGCGCGCCTCTGGCGACATGTCCGCGAGCGGGATCATAACGCGCTCCGTCTCATCGTCCCCGAGCTTGATCGTGACCCGGCGGGTGCGTTCCAGGTACTTCTTCAGGATGTCGGAAAAGCTGATGTCGGCGATGTCGCCGACCTTCAAGCCCATTTCTTTCGTGAAGTCGCTGATGAAGCTGGCATTGGTCTTCGAAAGCGCGATGACGGGCTTTTCTCCCGCCTTCAGCGCGGCCACCGCGCGCGAGCCGGCCTGTTCCGCCTTCAACGCCATGATCATCTGATTGATGACGTTGTGCATGATCGAGGCGAACGAAGTCGAAGCGGACGATGCCTCGCCGACGCCCGTATCGCGTTGGCCGCCGCCGCCCTCCTGCATCGCGATGTTGTCGCTGAGTTCCTTGCGTTCTTCCTCGAACGCGCGGTCGAATTCGAACACCGCGCGCAGGCCCTTGGTGAACTGCGCGTAGCTTTCCTCGCTCACTGGCACGTTTTCGTGGGTGTAGGAGACGCCTTCGAATGACCGCTCGCGGCGCACGTACTGCCCAGCGCGCGCCAGCATCGACGCCACCGCCTGTTGCAGGGGCACGCCACCGGCCGAGATGAGTTCGGGTAGGTCTTTCGGATCATCGACCGCCTTCGCCATGTCGGTCTTGGAATAGAGCGTCATGACGTTCGGCGATTTCGCATAGGTCGCGGAGGAGTACATGACGGACCGCGCGTTCGCGACCGCCTCGCGAAATAGCTCCGATCGCGGCGGGGCCTTGTCCTCTTTGGTCTGGAACCGTTCTTCGGTCGAGGCCGCGCTCCCTCCCGCGTTATGCGCCTCGTCCATGATGAGGAAGGCTTTCGGCGCGATCTGACGCAAGAATTCTCGCCGTCCCGTCTCCGCGCCCTTGACGCTGTTCATCTGATCGTAGGTGGTGAACACGACGTCCGGGGTATTCGTCCCCGCCAAGACGCCGGTCATCCGATCCGCCGCTTTCTTGGAGCCCTGCGCGTCGGAGAACGAGCCCCGAACCGGCGGCAACGGGCGACCCTCGGCCTTGGCCTCCTCGCGTTCCGCGATGCTCTCCAACGCCTCGTCGTCGAGCGGTATGCGTGTCCCCGCATTGGTCATCATCATGTCGATCGGGCGGCCGAGCTGTTCGTTCCAACCGATATCGTGGAGATCGCGCCACATGTCGCCGTAGAGGTCCGGCTTTTCCGTCACGAAGATCGGGATCAGTCCCTTGCGCCGGGCGTAGGAGATCATAGCCGCGACTACTCTCCCCTTGCCGATCCCCGTTTGGTCTCCGATGATGAAGCCTTCGCCCTTGTCAATGTTCGATATGCCAAGTCCGATGGCGTCGATCTGCTCGGCCGAGAAATACTTGCCCAACTCCTTCGGATCACGCCCGAGGCTGTCGGCGACGTAATTGTCAATATTGCCGTGCTCGCGCTCCAGGCGATCGAGCGATGCGTTGGTCGCGTCGCGTAGGTTGGCGGGAAGGAGCGTGTTGAGCTTCACGCCCTCGCGCGAGGCCGGCTCGTAAGCCGTCTGCCCTTCCGTTGCCTCGGCGGCTACAGGCCGCTCTCTTGGGGAATAAGGCCCAAGATCAGTTGTTCGAATGTCTCTGCTTGGCTCGGGTCGGTTCCCCGCTCCCTCATCCAGGGGATGCTCTCCCCCCTCACGTAGGGGTTCCCGATCACTTGGCGCGCCCACACCGCCGGGTCCTTCCGGTTCGGCAACGGGCCGCTGAACAGGTTCGCCTCCTCCAGCTTGTCCTCCGCCCACGACATTTCCTGGCGCGGGTTCGGGCTCTCCCGCAACAATTCCGCCGCTCGGCTGACCGCCTTCTCCAACAGGGCCTCGCGGGCTCTCGTCTCGCTGGCGAACGGCATCGAGTTTTGCTCCTACCTCGTCCCACGACTTCAACAGCGGAGGCGGCGATTTCGTGAGGGGATCGCGCTCTGACTTGCCCCGGCCCTCGATCGTGATGACGTCGACCGGCCAGCCCGCGCCCTGCTTGGCGTAGAGGTCGCGGTCGACCGTGAACACGTCCGACACTTTGTAGTTTTTCAGCAGCTCGTGGAAAAACCGCCGCTTCGCCGCCGACGTGTAGCCCTTGGCGCGCTCGCGTTCGTTCTGCGCCTTGACGCCGCCGATGATGAGAACGGCCCTGCCCTCCGCCTTCATCGTCTTCAAGGCGTTGAGGGCAATGGCGTGGTCGATCTGCGTCGTCTTGAAGCCGTCGATGTCCCAGCCCTTGGGCTTGCCGCCCTCTCGCATCGTGCCGAATGGCGGGTTGGCGAGGACAGCATCCATGCGCCCGGTGTCGTCGGCGAACGTGCTCGGAGCCGCGCCGTCCGCGCGCGATGGCTTGAAGCCCTGCGCTTTCAACGCGTCCGCTCGCGCCTTATTCAGTTCGTTGACGCGCGCCTTCTCGGGGTCGGCCTCCATCAGCAACATGCCATTGCCGGCGGTCGGCTCGAGCACGTAAGTCTCACGGTCGATGCCGGCGATGCGGCTCGCGACATAGGCGAGCGGGGCGGGCGTCGAATAAGCCTGTTCGGCGACGCTCGTGCTCGTGCGCGTCGAGAGGTTCGGCTGGTTCTCGTAGAGGCGAACCATCTCGGCGAAGGTCTCTTGGGGAGAACGGCCGGCGGCAAGGTCGCGTTCCACGATGGCGCGCGCGGTCGTGACAACGGCGCGTTCCACGAGCTCGTCGACCGCCTTATTGGCGCTCTCGCCCTCGCCGACCTCGAACCCGAGTTCTTTCGCGAGCGCGCGTGCTTCGACGATGGTCCGGAACGGGCGCTCGCCAGCCAGGAGCTTTTGATGCACGGCTTCGATGAAGGCTTCGTGGGGCTCGCGAGCCGGAGCGGCTTCTTGCCTCGGGGCGGCGTGGGCGATAGCTTCCGGCTCTCGCTGGTGGGCGGTAGGCTGGCCAGTGACCGGAGCCGGTTCAGGCGGGGGCGCTTGAACCGGCTCCGTCGTTTCGCTGGTCGCGGGTGCTGGCGTTGCAGGCGAAACTTCTGGCGCAACAGGAGCGACCTCGGCCCCTACCCCAGTCGCCGCCTCCGCACCGACCGGCTCCGGTTCCCTCGCGGGGACGGGCGCGGGCGTCGATGGCCTCGGCTGATCCCCGCGCGTCGGCGCTTCTCCTTGCGGGCGCGTTGGCGGCGGAGGCGGTTCGGGTTGCCACGGGGGCGTTCCAGGAGGAATGGATCGGTTGTCGGGCCCACGAATTTCAGCATGACGCGCGAGATAGATATCGGTCGGCGAGCCGAGCCGGCCCTCCATCGCGAGCGAGCGCGCCACCATGCGCTCGGCGGCGATGTGAGACACCGTCTCCGCCTCGTCCTGGGGGCGGCCGGCGGCGATCAGGCGGCGCTCCATGTCGGCCTGGATGAACTGGCGATGCTCATCGAGCGAGACCGCGCCTTCGCCGGCGACGGGAATTACGGGCCTAGCCTCGTCAGGGATTGGAGAAACCCCAACGGCTTCCGCCGCCGCGCGATGCGCCGAAGCAATCTCTTGCCCGATCCGATCGACATCAGCATCAGCCTTCGCGAGACGCGCCTTAGCAGCTTCCGCTTGATCGCCCGTTTCTCCCAGCTCTTCCACTTGCCGCTGTAGCGCGTCCCGGCGCGCCAGCGCTTCCGCGTGTTCATCGAACAACTCCGGCTTCATGGTGCGCGCGACGACCCCGACATCGGGTGTGGGCGGCGGCTTGAACAGCGCCGTTTCGTTCCGCTCCGCGTCCTCGGCGATCAGCTTGGTCTGCGGGTCCATCTCGTGGGAACCGCGAAAGACTTCCTCGGTGACTTGCGGGCCGGCGACGCGCGAGCCCCAAGCGCCATAGAGCGTCGGGGCTTCGAGGCCGAGGATACCGTGTTCGACAACGGGCGGCGGGGCTGGCGCCGGGAACAGCGCGTCGTAGAGATCGCCGAAATCGCCGACGTCGGGGCTCTGGCGCTCGGGTTGGACGTCGGGGACGACCGGAGCCTCGGCTGGCCGGGCGACAGGCATGGGACGCGCGCGCGCCCCGATGCCCTCGATGCGCGTTCCAAGTGCGTTCGGGCGATTGAACACCAGGCCGAACCCAGTCGAGATCGCGACCTTGCGCCAGTCGAGTGGATCGCCGCTCGCGACTTCCTGCCCGGCCTCTATTCCTCCCTGGAGCAAACCGCCGAAGACCCGCGCCGTCGCCGGATTTTGTAGAATGCGCTGCATCCCGGTCGCGTTAGCTGGCAGTTCCGACGCCGCGCCGAACGGCGTCATCGTGACGGCCATCGGCAGCAGGCCGCCGAGGAACGACGCCATCGGGTGTTCCTTCTCCGTCGTGGCGACCTCGCGTTCCAAGGGATCGCGCCATGTGTCGGGGAGTTGCTTGATGGCGTAGTCCTGCGCCTTGCCGGTCGCCCAAGCTCCGCCGAAGCCACCGACGAGGCCGCCGACAATCGCGCCACCGAGCTCGCCGACGCCGACTTCGCCAAGGCCAGGGATGGCAGCGCCGGCCGCCGCGCCGAGGCCAGCGCCGCGCGCCGCCCCGATCAGGCCGCCGACCATCGGGGCCGCGCCGAGGGCGGCGTGTGTGGCGAACGCGCCGGTGGCGCTGGTCTCGTCGGGGGCCGCGCCGCCCTGTAGCAGTTGATCGAACGGGTTGGGGGCGGTCGCGGAAGTGCTCGGAAGGCCAGCAGGCTCCGTCCCGAGCCCGTGCTGAAGCATTTGGTCGAACGGGTTTTCCGACGCTGGGGTGTTCGGATCGGGCATCTATTGCTTTTCCCCTGTTTGGGGCTTGGTTTTCTGGCCGCTTGGCGCAAGCGGACGCGCACTCTCGAATTGTTCTAGCGGCCCAGCGAATGGTCGGCCGCCCATCTCCCGGATGATAGGCTTGCCAGGTTGCCCAGGCGGCGCGAACGGAGCCGGCGCAACGTACGGTCGCGGCGCTGGCGGCGGCGGCTTGGCGATATGCGCGTGTCGCGGCCCGCTTCCTGGCGCGAACGGAACTTGCGGCGCTTCTGACGCGCCAGGCTCATACCGGTTCAACGCCGCCGCGCGCCCGGTCAGCCCCTCGATCAGCGTCGCGCCATCGGTGCCAGACGCCTTGCCGATGATCGAATTGTCGAAGGCCGCGATATTTGCCGGACTCTGATCGGCGAGCAGGTTCTGCATGGCCTGTCCCCAGATCGCGAACGGAACGATCTTCGTCCCATTGCCGATGATCGGCGGCGCGGACATGAAGCCATCCCACGCCTTCGCGTCGACGCCGGCCGGCGCGGCGACCTTCGCCCCCAGCGGAGCGCCTTCGGCCTCGGCTCCCATGCGGGCCATCAGCCTCTGTCGTAGGGGATACAGCCCGTCTATGACCTTGTCGGCTTCCTCCGGCTTGAACAGATAGAAATCTTTTGCGGAATGGCCAGCGGCGCGCCACGCGTCAAACTCGCTGTAGAGCTTGTTCGTGAATGCTTCTCGCGCGTCCATGGCGGCCTGCGGCGGTCGCGTGTGGTAGGTTCCGATATCCTCTTCGTGAAAAATCTTGTCTTTCGCACGATCTGCGGCGGCGGAAAGCATCTGAGCGTTGCCGTAGCCGTCCTCGCTCTTTTGGATTTTCTGTATCGTGTCCATGACCTTGGCGGCTCCGCGCCAAGTCAGTCCCTTTCCCTCGCCGGTGTCAGCGATTATGTCCGCGATTTGGCCGCTCCCCACGCGCTGCGGAGAGCCGGCCGGCGCAAGAACGCGGTCGTGTATCCAACTATTGAACCCTGGCCCCATCGTCGCGGGATTTTCTTGCCCGACCTCGCTTTCCAAGGCTTTCGACATGACGCGCCGTTCGGTCCACGTGAGCCCGTTGTTCGGGTCCTGGATCGCGGCAAACGCTTGATCCGGATGGCCCGTGACAACGAATTTCGAGACCTTCTCGCCCAGCACGTCCTTGCGCTCGTTCTGCTGCTGAAGCTCGCCTTGCGCCGCGACCATCAGCCCCATGAAGTAGACGTTGTTCTGACGCTCGGCCTCGCGTTGCTGCTTGTCGTTCCATTCTGGGTGAGCGTTCAAGGCGTAGACGAGCGATGCATCCTTCGCCACCTTCAAGCGCTCGATCTTTTCCTGCGGCGTCTCCGGATCCGGCCCCGCGTCGAGCGGCTTGGCGGGGTCGGTCGTCGTGACGGCGGGCTGGACTTGCGCGCCTTGCGGAGCGCCTTGGAGATCGTCCATGGTCGGCGCGGTTGGGGGCGCGCCAGACGCTTCGGGGGGCAGGATCATCGTCTGCCCGTGGCCCATGACGGTCGGCGCGCCGTTGAAATGGCTCTCCCACATGCCCGCGAACTGCCCGGCGCTCATGTTGACATTGCCGCCGTTGCCGAGGACCGCGCTGATCGCCAGAGCGCGATTGCCGCCGTAGGCGGGGGTCAGCGCGTCCACCACATTCGCGTCGGGATGCGACAGAAGCGCCACCGCCCCGCCCGTACCCTGCTGATGCGCGAGATAGAAGTCGGCTCCGGTAGGATCGCGACGAAGAACCCTCCCCAGGATCGGGCGGTTGTAGTCATTCTCACGATGCAACGCCGCAACGCTGTCCGCCAAGTTGTGGGGACTTCCGCCCCCTCCGAACGACTGCCACCATTGGGGCGCCGCTTGGACGTAGCCGACATGCCCGGAAGCATTGGTGACGTCACGGCCACGGCTTTCCAGCGACACCGTCCGTAGATCGTCGGGGGTCGCTCCCGGGACAGCCCCGGCCGCAACTTTGCCGCTCGCGATATTCGCCGCGCCGATCGCATTGTCCTTTGCCACCGCCTCCGCCGTGGTTGGCGTTGCGCTTTGATCCGCCGCCGCGCCAATCATGTTGCGTGGGATTGTCGCCGCGTCGACGACAGTTCCCGGCGGGGGCGCCTTTCCCCCCGTGGTCGCCGCCAGCTCGCTCGTCGGCTTATTCAGCGCAAACGCGTAGGCTGACTGCATCCCCGCCGTGACGTTGGCAGTCTCGGCTCCCGCCTTGTATTTCTCGACAAGCGCCGGCCCTTGATCTCCGAGCAAGCTCTCCTTGTCTTGCGCGATCTGATAGGCGCGCGCGGGGGCCGTGACGGCCAACGCCGCGAGCCGCGCCTTCGTGCCATCGATTTCCGCGTTTCGAGCCGCTTCCTGATCTCCGGCCGCGCCCAGCCCGTGAATGTGTGCGGTCTTGCCGTAAGCCGTCTTGAGATTTTCGATGTAACCCGCGACCGCCTTGTCATCGTCCGCGTGGCGGGAAATCTCGTCTAACGTCTGTGTGGCCGTGACAGTGTTGTTATTGACCATCCAGCCCTTTTGCGCGGCGTCGTAGGCCGCCCCCATCCGTTCCTGCTCGATTTGCAGATACCGGCGCGAGTATTGATCGAAATGGAGTTGCGCCTCCCCCGAGGGCAATTCCTCGCGGCGGTTCTTCAGGTTCTCCTGGAGCGCCGCGAGCGTCGGCCCGTAGGCGTCCATCATGTCGTGGCCCTGCTTTCCGTAGAAGCCGGTATCGTGGATCACCGTGCCATCGGGAAGCGCGGTCGTCTTGTTGGGATCGCCGTGCAACAGCGTCGTGTTGTCGGTAACGAAATTGTTCGTCGCTTGGTCAGCCGCCGACTGATTGTAGAATTGGTTGAGTTGCAGCAGCCCCTGGCCGGCCTTCTCCGCACCCGTCGCGGCCGCCGCGCCGAAGTCCGCCGGCTTGGCCTCGACGTGCTGGTAGTCGTCGGGCGTCCTGACGTCGGGGGCGACGTCGGGGCCAGCGCCTTGGTTGTAGTTTACGGCGGCCAAAGATCAGACCTCACGAAAACAGGCTCGTCAGCCCCGAGCCCACGCCGAAATTCTTCGTCCCGATCGCCGAGGCGTTCCCGAACAACGTCCCGGTCGCGCCGATCCCGGCCCCTATGATGTCGGGTGTTTCCTCGGACTTGTCGAGGTTGGCCTGCGCCGTGTCGCTCGCCGCCGTCGCGCGATAGCCGTAGACCTGTTCCTGGGCATTGCGCTCGGTCTGCAACGTGTTGAGCTGCGAGGTCGCGCGGGCGGATTTCTCGACGTTGAGCGCGGACCCGCTGTTGACGTCGAGGTTGTTCGCCGCGATGGCGGTCTTGATCGAGGCGAGGTTCGCCGCGCCCTTCTCGCTGGTGTCGCCCGCCTGCTGCTCGCCCGCCTGCGCGGCGCGTTGCGCGTTCTGCTCGGCGATGGCGGCGTTGTTCTGCGCGATCTTGGCCTGATACGCGGCGGTGTTAGCTTGGGCAAAGCCGCCCGCGACCGTGCCGGCGGCGGAGAGGCCCGCGCCGATGAGGCCGAGGGCGGCGAAGCTCAAACTGGCCTCCTGATCCGCATCACCACGACGCCCATCTTTCCGGCCATCTGATCGCTGTCGTCTCGTTCAAAACCGAGACAATAGGCGAATTTGATCGACTTGGCATCCTCTTCGATGAGCGTCGTCACCAATTCCTCGCGCGTTCCAAGAAAGCGGGCAATCTGCCGCTTGGCCTCGCGCGCGACGGCGAGCGGATGGCGCGCCGCCACGTCGGACAGAGCGAGCCATATCCGCCCCGACGACGACGCCAGCGTTCCGACGACGCCCCCGATAGCCGCTATCTGGCCGTTGATGATCCAAGTGAACGCCTCGGCGGAATTGTCGTAAGCCCACCTGAGTTCCCGATGCGGGTCCATCCCCAGCCGCCTGATGGCGTTGCGATGCTCGGGACGCACCTTGCGGACCATCTGGCCGCAGTCCCAGGGCATCGCGGGAACGATCTTGGAGTTGTTGATCATGCGGTAATTGATTTGACCGCCCACATGACCGCTTCCTCGACCCTGGCCTTGGCAAATTCAAGTTCTCGCCCAGGCTGGACAAATCTATCCAGTGTGTTTAACAATTCTAGCCCTCCATCCTTGACAGCGACCATCGCCAATTTTTCCTCCGGTGTGAGCACTCGATAGTTATGGCGCACCGTATTATTCACTACCCGATCATCAGATTGGCTTTTGACGGTTTCCATTTATCTCTCCTTTTGTCGCGGCTTGGCTTCCTGCTCTGGTTTATCCCCCATCAGCACTTCGGGGATTAGGGCCAGAATATTCATAGGCAACGGGTAATCCTGCTGCAAGCACACCTGCCCCGGCTTCTGATAGCCTCCCTGCACTGGCACGCGCACGTCCCCGGTATAGAGCGGCGCGGTTCCGCTGTTATAGGGCGCGGGGATGAGATCGGGGACATCGTCGAGGTCTTGCCACTCGGGAGCGATGACGATCGGGTTCATCGTCGAGCCGTTGGGCTGGTTCGATCCCATCTTCAGCCCACGCGAACTCTCCACGCGCGCGGTCGCCGCCGCGATTTTCTTGCGCTGACCCTGCACGGTCGGCGCCCCGACGTCGAGGTCGACCGACTGGAATTGCGCCTGGAACCCAAGCCCGATGGTGATGGAAGTTGCGGGCGCTGGCAATGTCAGTTCGCCCAGCGCGTTGACCACGGTCGGCGGGATCGGGTTGCCGTCGTAAATCCCGGTGACGGTCTGGCCGGCGAGATGCACGAGACCCGAGACAGTTTGGATCGGCGTGGTCATGCTCCAACTTCCCGTTGGTTGCGGGGTGACGACACCGCCGGAATTCGGAATGATGTCCGAGATCGGCGTCGTCAGTTGCGCGTTGACCTCCGTCCCGCTGACGTAGGTCGTGATCGTGGCAACTCCATTGCCCATGCGGATCACGTCGCCGACGTTGCCGGACGAGAACACGCTGGCGGAGGCGTTGAAAGTCACTTGCGAATTCAGCGCCGGCATCGCGCTCGCGCCCGAGCCGGTCCCTTGCGGATCGACAATGGTAAGCGCCGGATAGGTGTAGGCAGCCCCGGCGGGCGAGAACGCGACAGCCGTGACAATGCCGCCGGCGATGGTGAGAACCGGGACGGCCCCCGAGCCCGGCCCCTGCCCGTCATTGTCGACCACGAATGCATATGTCGCCGAAGAATACCCTGCGCCGCCGACTAGCTCCGTCACGCCGGTCAGCGAGCCTACCCCATCGGCGGACGACGCGAAAAGGTTCGCGTCCGGCGTCGGCATGGCGAAATTCAGGGCACAATCGACGCACCATGTGCTTTCGACATCGGTCCATAGACGGTTGTCCATGCGCTCAATCACATAGGTCGGCGCGTTGTTTTCGCCGAGCAGCCGCGACGTCCCGACATAGAGCGCGTCGACCGGCGGCTCGATCACGGAGCACACCGTGACGAATTCGCCGTTGGTGTCGTGGCGCGCGAAGCCGAGCACATTCTGCTCTTTGAGAAAAGTACAACTCAGCAGCACGCCATCGTTCCGCACCGACCAGATGATCTTGTACGGTTCCTCGCACCATGCGTGTTCCTTCAACTCATAGGTCAGGAACAAGTGCAGCGAATTCACCGTCATATCCGTGCCGGTGTAGATGTTGGTAAAGAACTGATAGGCCAAGTCTCTGTAAATGTAGCCTTTCGCTTGCACGTAAATGATGTCGAAATTGATCCTGAGCGGCGGAATCGTCGGCGAGCAACCATTGAAGCTCTGCGGCTGCGCCTGCTGGTTCGAGGGGGTGATCGATTGGGGATTGAGCGAGGAGCCGCCCGCGCCCGTCACCTGCCACGCGCCGAGCCCGGTCAGCACGACGAGGCCGCCGGGCATCGGGATCATGAACTGCACGCCGTTGACCTGTTGCGACCAAGGCGTTCCAGAGAGAGCGTCGCTATCGATGGTCGGCGTGCGCGTGTCGAAATTGGTGAACGCGCCCGGCTGCGAGGCGTTGTACGTGTCGGGGTTGTCGAGCGTATAGCCCCAGAAAAGCCGCTGGTTGTAGAACTGCGGCGACGCAGGATAGGTGCCGCTCTCCGCCCCGACGTCGAGCGTCGCCGTCGCGCCGGTTCCGTCGCCCTCGATGATGACCGTGTCGCCCGGCTCATACCCGAAGCCGCCGTTCTGCGCCACGAACGCGACAACCGATCCGCCTTCGACGACGGCGGTGAGGATTGCGTTCGTGCCCGTCAGCGACGTGACGACGACGATCGCATAGGTGTAGCCCGTTCCGCCATCCACCGGCGTCGCGCCCGTCACCACGCCGCGCGCGAACGGGTTTTGGTGCGTTGGCGGGACTTGCGTGAAATCGGCCTGAACGTTGCTGTCGATGAATTGCGTGCCGTAGGCCGAGCCGGCATAGCCGAATTGCGCCCCGACCGGCGGGGGAACCGTCGCCCCCGCGAGCGAGCCCGCGAACACCGGCGTCGCCTTGTACACGTTATACACGTTGACACCCGGAACGGTGCTCCAAGTGACTGTAATCGAGCCGGCGGTTACCGTGATGTCGACGGCGTCGGGAATATTGGCGATCGGAGAGGCGACGCTTTCCGAGCCGTCCTTGGGGCTGACCGCCGTCGCGACGTACTGATAATACGCCGAGCTGTCGTAAGTCGTGCCCGTGGGCGGCGCGGTCGCGGTTCCCGAGCACGCCGACGGTGGGTTGACGGTCGCCTGCATTGTCAGTTCCGTGAACAGAAACAGGCTGTCGAAGTAGCGCGTCAGGCTGTAGGGGGGATATTCGACCTGAGAGAGTTGATTGACACAGCCGATGAACATCTCATCGGCACTCTGCGTGATCTTCAGCCACGGAAGGTCTTCTTCGGCGTAGGGCGTGACGGACGTGTAGATGCGCGCCGCCGTGCCGCCGCCGGCAAAGGGCGAGAACGCCGTCGAGTCGATATTGTCGCCGTAGACGTCTTGGAGCGAAAACTGGTCTCCCGAGACGGCGCTGACGACAACGGTGCGCCCGTTGATCTGCGTCATTCCGGTTTCGCCCTGGAGGTAGAGCCAGTCTCCGACCGAATAGGCGGACACCGCGCCCCAGGTGATGGTGAACGTCGCGCCTGCCCCGCCGCCCGAGGTCTCCGCCTGCGCGGCTGGGTTGGTCGGAAACGCGCTGTAATCGCCGACCACGGGAAAGCTGACCGTGTCCGGGCCGAACAGCCCGTTGATGAAATTCGCTCCGAGGCCGGCCCCTGAACTCGACAACTGGAACATGTTGCCGCCCGGCGGGTTCGCGGTGAACTGGCCGGCGTTGGTCACGGCGAGCACGTTGGGAACCATGGCGACGGAGACAGTCGCTCCGGAAAGGCTGCCGCCCGTCACGGGGGTCGCTCCAAGGGTCGATGGATTGACGGTGTAGGAGCCGTGATTGACGAAGCCGAGCACGCCAGTAATGGCCCCGGCGCTCCCGATCGTCACGTTGAGCGAGAACGGCGTTCCCGTCCCCGTCGAGCCCGTCACCACGGCCGATCCCGCCGTTCCTCCCGTGCCCGGAGCGACAACCGCCGCGACCGAGACTTGCGTCGTGGTGACGGTCACGATCGGGTTGGTCGACGTCGCGCCGCCGTAGAGCGTGACCGTATCGCCAGGCGCGTAGCTGATGCCCGCGCCGACGCCGCCCTGGATGCTGATCAGTTCCGTCGTGTCGACGAGGAGTTGCGCCTGCGTCGTGAACGTCCCGCCCGCAATGGCGACGATGTCACCCGGGGCGTAGGAGCTCGTCACCGCGCCGTTGTTCGGCGTCGCGCTGATCGCGCCTTCGGCCGGCACTGTGATGACGAGCGGATCGGCCTGCGTCGCGCCGGTGATCGCCAACGGGCCTTCGGTCACATACGCGCCCTGGTAGATCGCGCGCACATAGTAATTCCCCCATTCGAGGGCGAGGCCCTGGTTGATGGAGAACTGGAAGGTCAGCAGACGCGGCGGATAGGATCGGCCCGTTTGACGAGAATAACCAACGAACGCGGTTCCGGCGCGCGAGTATGATCCTCCCGTATAGCGCACGAACATGTTCCGCATCGTAGCGGCTGACGAGTGCAGCCTTTCGATGTCTTCGCGGCCCCAAAGAGAGGGGGTGACCTCACCGGAGACGAATGACGGCTCAATTATAGGCGTCGCCATTTTCTAGTACGCTGAGCCGTTCGAGAAGTATACGGGAGCCCAATTGTTGTAATCCCCCCCGCCTTCTCCATCCTCTCCGCCCCGATTTCCTCCATATCGGCCAAAAAAGCCGCCGCCTGTTCTCCGGAATTGTAGCCAATCGGGGACGTGCGCCGTCGACGATGTCGTCTCGTTTCCGTCCGCGATCCGGGCCTCGGTCAGCTTCATCTTGACGATCGCGATCTGCGCCTCGCGCTCCTTCATCGCCATCTGCTTGGCCTGAGGCGTCGGGTCCGCGAGCGGCACCGCGATTTCCGACGCGAGGAAGGCGACGAACGCGCCGCGAAACAGCGCATCCCATTCGGACGGGTAAAGTGTCAGCGATGTGTAGACCGCCTGCGCCTGTGGCACGTCGGAGAGAATAACCGTCCGCCCTTGCGGCGAGACGCCTTGAACTTCCCATGTGATCTGGCCCTGCGTGGCGGGATAATTGTTGTCGCGCGCCACGAGAAACCGCGAGGGGCGCGGTCGGCCGCCGTGCTGGTTCTGATTGCCTGCCGCGAGCGCCGGGTTGATGGGAATGTTCGGGAGCGCGTAGTTCATCCCCTGCGCCGGTGGATGCCTGAAGGGCACGTAGATCAGCCTGCAACAGTCCGTGGGATACGCGTATTCATATCTCCACGGCCGGATCACGACAGTCCCGACATTCGGCGTTTGGCCGCTCGCGTCGCCGAGCAGCGTCAAGGGCGCTTGCTTGCGGGCGAATTGCCAATGAGCGCCGCGAAGGAGTTGCTGCAAACACTCGCGGTAGGCTCTTAAACAGACCTGAGCGGCCTTGGTGCCGTCCTCCAAGTCACCTAAGACAGTTGTGAAACCCACCTTGTCCAGAGCTAAGTTGGCCAAATCTGTTGGCATGAACATGGCTAAGCCGCTCCCTGGATTATCTCCCTGATAACCCGACCACGTAACATGGCGCTCAACAAGGAATTCTCGCCTACTTCAACGGTGGACACACGGATGCCATAGCGCCAATCCCTTGAAATAAGAGGCGGCCTCACATCATCACACACATAGATCGTACTTCCACGCCAACACCAATATGGAACGCGCTTCACCGGCATCAAGCTCGCCGCGCGCACGATCGCGGGCGCGGCAACGGCGAGCGAGAACATCCCCGCCAGGAATTTCCGTCGCGACAAGATCAGGTCAGCCATTTCGCGCCTCCATCGTGCCGGTCAGCAAAACGCCCCGATCCCTGATGATCCTCAGTTCACGCGCCTCCAGCCACCGCAGCAAGTCCTCCACGATCGCCTCGTCACTGGCGCGTGGGGTCGCGGCGTGGGTTGCCGCGAAGCCGCCGGACGAAACCCATTCGAGCAACGCGCGCTTGGCCTGATCGCGGGTCATGTTCTACTTCAATCTCTCCATGGTCACACTCTGCACTGACCAGCCGTCACCCGCAACGGCTCCCGAAAATCCAAATCGTAAATCGAGAGTTTGCGCGCCAGTGGAAAGCCCGGTGTTCGAAGTCGGCGTTATCAAGTTCAAAACCGGAGCGGCGGCCGCGACGCCGCCGACGATATTGCTGAACATGTAGCCGCTGACCCATGCCGCCGACGTGCTGGACCCAACGATCATGATTTCCAAGAGCCAATTCGTCGTGACCGCCGTGGAAATCGCAACGGCGATAGTGAAATGCGTCAACTCGGTGGTAAACCAATAGGCCGCCGCGATCGCGTTGCGCGCCGTGACTGAACTCGCGGTGGTGATCGTGCCGAACGCACACACGCGCCAGACCGATCCCGCCGCAAGCGTCTGGACCGTCAGCGTCACGCCTCCGGTCGCCGGTGTCGTCACATCGGAAATCGCGGTGCTCGATGTCAGCGCGCCCGCGTAACCTAGTGGCGCGCCGGTGGCCCCGGTCGCGCCTGTCGCCCCGGTCGCTCCCGTGACACCGGCAGCTCCGCCCGCGCCCGTGGCTCCCGTCACTCCCTGCGCGCCCCCGGAGCCAGCCGATCCTGTCGCGCCAGTTGCGCCCGTGATGCCTTGAACGCCCTGCGAGCCCGTTGCGCCGGTCAGCCCCTGTGAGCCCTGCGATCCGGTCGCTCCCGTGACGCCAGTGGTTCCTTGCGGGCCAGCCGGTCCCGTGGCCCCTGTCACGCCTTGGAGGCCCGTCGCCCCGGTCAGCCCTTGCAAGCCCGTCGCGCCTGTATTTCCGGCCGCGCCTTGAACTCCAGTGGCTCCGGTGACGCCTTGCGCTCCTGTTGCGCCCGTCGCTCCGGTGGCCCCCGTGACGCCAGCCGAGCCGGATGTTCCAGTCGGCCCTGTTGCCCCGGTCGCGCCAGTTACGCCCTGGCTACCCGTCGCGCCAGCGGCGCCAGTGGCGCCAGTGGCTCCCTGCGGTCCAGTTGCCCCAGTGGCTCCGGTCGCCCCGGTCGCCCCCGTTGCTCCCGTGATGGTGACGGTGGCTACCCCCAACTCCGGATTGGTGACCGCCGCGCCGACGAAGACAATCTCGGTCGTCGCTTGTACCGTCGTCGTCCCATCGGCAACGTTGAGGTTGAACGGCAACGTCCGGCGAGCGGGATACTTCGGGGCGGCCATTGGTTATCAATTCGGCCTGAACGGCGAAGCCCCGGCGAACGCGACAGCCAGATAATCGCACACCGCGTTCGCGGCGGCGGTCGCCGGCTTCTCCCGAACGTGCGCCTTGCGCATGATGATCTTGGCAATCGCCGCTGCGTCAATCTCGATGACCTTCACGTTTTGCGGCGATGCGCTGATCGGAATATGGATCGTGTCGGCCATTCGTTCACCCCTTGTCGAGCGACGCTAGCATCTCTTCGTGCCCTTCGTCTTGGGCTTCCATCGCTTCAGCGCGTGGATCGGTCAGCTTGCCGGCGACGCGGCGCGCGATGGCCGCCGCCAGCGCCTCGGAGAAGGCCGGGTTCCATGTCGTCGGATCAGTCACCCGCCCCGCATAGGTGATGAGCGCGTTCGGCACCATCGTCAGAATGACCTGGCGGGGCGGCGTGAAACCGTTGTCGTTGCCGAGCGAGTAGATGTTGTGCTGGGGGTCGAAGTTCGGAATGAACAGAGGCGTGGCGCGAACCGAGCGGATTTTCAGCGCGTCGGAAGGGTAGGCGTAGGAGAACAGCCACGGTAAATCGGGATAGGCGTTGCTCCAAGGGGTGACGATGTAGCCGCCGACCGGGGCTTGTTTCAACAGCGTTCCAGGAACGATGCGCTCCGCGAATTCCCACTCGCCATCGGTGATAAGCTGGTCTCGGGTTTGGCCGTAGACGTCGAGAATGACCTCCGAGGCGAGCGAGCCTTCCAGCATGTTGGCGATGCGCGGCCCTTTGTAGGCGATGCGCTGAAGA